GGTTGGAGGTATCGTTACAATGGCTGATGGTACACCTGCTCCCGCCGGTGTGCATATGCTTGCTGATGGTGCTCATATCGTTGTAGGTGAAGGCGGTATTATCACAGAGATACAGCCTAAGGATGAAGAGGAAATACCTTCAGTAGAAGTAGAAATCGAAACTGAAGGGCCAAGTGAGATAGAAGAGATAAAATCTCGCATTAAGAAGATGGAAGATCAGCTTGCTCAAGGTGATGCTAAGATCAGCGCTTTTGAAGTTGACTACGCTGCACTCAAAGATGCAAGTGACAAAGCACAACAAGCATTACAAGGTTTGATTGCATTAGTAGATACATTGGTAAGTGAGCCTGCTCAAGAGCCGACTGCAACTCCCGATACTTTTCGCAAAGCTTCAGTAATAAGCAAAGCAGACAAGATTCGTCAATATTCACAATTCGTTTCACAATTTAAAAACAAATAAAGATGGCGTTTTTAGTTACAGGCCTTACGGCTTACACAGAACAAAATGAGCAGCAGCTCGTTAGTGCTTCGCTGTTTGAGGCTCGTACTCAACAGCTGATCCTTGCAGAAGGTAATGTATTGACAGGTGTTAAATCCTCTCAGACAGTTAACCGCATGGATACCGATGTTTTCTTTCAGGATGATTCAGGTTGCGGTTTCCAAACAAGCGGAACGACCGAGTTCACTCAACGTACTTTGACTGTAGGAAAAATCAAAGTACAGGAAACTTTATGTCCGAAGGATCTCGAGTCGGTTTATCTTCAGAAGGCTTTGCCAGCGGGGTCTAATTATGATACAATTGCTTTTGCTGCTGAATACACTGGCCGCAAAGCCGGTAAGATTGCTGAAGCTCTCGAGACTGCAATTTGGACTGCAACTGGTAGCGGTTATGGTGGCACAAACGGTCTTTTAAATAAGTTCAAAGGAATTAAACAGCACATCTCTGAAGCTGGTGGATCTGTAGTAAATGCAAACGTAACAGGATTCTACGGAACAGGTGCGCCTATCACAGGCATCGATACAATGGAAAAAGCACAGAAAGCTGTTCTTGCAGTTATCAATGCTCTTCCTGCTGCTGTAAAAGGTAAGTCAGATGTTCGTATCTTCTGCGGATGGGATGTTTATACTCTCCTTATCCAAAAGTATGTAGATCTGAACTTGTTCCATTACAATCCAGGATCTACAAATAACGCTGCTGATTCTGAGTTCTTAGTACCTGGTACTTCTTACAAAGTAGTTCCTGTTCATGGTCTGAATGCTACTAACGATATCTATGCAATGAGAATGTCAAATGTGTTCTTAGGAACTGATATCGAAGGTGAAGAGAGCCGTTTTGAAATGTGGTACTCTCAGGATGATCGCAACGTGAAGTACAGCACTTCTCTAAAGATCGGTGTACAGATTGCCTTCCCTGATGAAGTGGTAAAATTCGAAGCGTAATTAATTCATAACTAAGGGAGGTGAAATATCCTCCCTTTTTAAAAACATATATTATGCCCTGCGCATTAACACAAGGTTATAGTTTAGATTGTAAAGATTCTGCCGGTGGTATTACGGAGGTTTTCTTTATTGAGAAAGCAAACGTTTCATCTATCGCTGCAAATGCTTCAGGTGTAATTACCGGAATCACTAAGGCAAGCGGTAAGCGTTTCTGGAAATATGAACTGCCAAAAGAAACAGGCAACTTCACTCACAATCCGCAAGTATCTGCTGAGAACGGAACTTTGTTCTTCGAACAGAATCTGACTATCGTAGTTAATAAGCTTTCAGCAGCTGTAAATACCGAACTGAAACTTCTTGCACAGAACATCGTGATCGCAGTTGTTAAGGATAACAATAATAAGTTTTGGATGCTAGGAAAAGAAAGAGGTTTGGATATGGGTGCATCTGAAAGCGGAAGCGGAACAGCATTCGGAGATCGTTCAGGATATACCCTTAACTTTATGGGTAAAGAGCCTGATCTACTTTACGAAGTGAATAGCTCTGTAGCGGCTGCCCTCGAAACTGCCGGTTGATAATTGATGAAGAATAGGTAAAGCGCCTGCCTGCAAATAGGCGGGCGTTTTTTGTTTCTACGTATTTATACAAAGATGATCAAATTAACAAAAGGAACTACAGCAACGATATACGTAACGTTGAAAGAAAAGCAGACAATCTTGGATGCTAACTTCCTTTTTGTTTTTCAATCGCGAACTACAAACGAAAAGGTAAAATTTGTTTTGGTGAATAGCGCTGATCAGAGCCTATTTAAAGATCGCTACAATCAGTTTACTTTTGTAGTGAATACTTATTTCGGAACTAAGGAAGAGGGATGGTTTAAATATACGGTATATGAACAGGCGAGTTCATCGAATATAAACGAAGCCAATGCCGGTGCCGTTGTTGAAACTGGTCTTATGTTCCTTTCTGATGGGCAGGATGTAACAACAACGAAATACGATAATCCAACAACATACAAAATATACGATGCAGAATAGAGTTAGTTTTATAAAGTTTGCCGATGTTAAAGTTCCTGTGATGAAGGAACTGCCAAATAAAGGATATGTGCTGTTTGGTGAAGATAACAAGTTCCCAAATATGCTGCTTAATATGTTCAATAAGAGCAGTAAGCACAATGGCATCATTTTAGGCAAAGTAAACTACATTGTAGGTAAAGGATTCGATCAGCCAATGGCTGCTAATCCGTACGAAAGCTGCAACGAGGTATTAAAAAAAGTATGTTTGGATGTGGAGGTTTTCGGTGGATGTTATATAGAGGTGCAGTATAATCAGCTAGGCAAGGTAGCAGCTTATTATCATATACCTTACCACAAAGTAAGATCGAGCAAAGACAATACTCAGTTTTACGTTAAGGATTGGGAGAGTTACAAGAAAGGAGAAGAGCCTAAGGTGTTCGCAGCATACAATCCGAAGCAAGACCCTGCAATGCTTAAAAATCAAACGCAGATCCTTTACTATAAAGAATACAGACCGGGTGTTGAAACTTATTCCTACCCTGGCTATATGGGTGCTTTAAATGCGATACAGACAGATATCGAGATCAGCAAATACCATTTGTCTACAATTACCAACGGGATGTTTGCTTCAAAGATGATCAGCTTTTTTGAAGGCATACCAACGGAGGAGGAGAAACGTGAGATAGAGAAAGGATTTAAAAGCAAGTTCACAGGTAGTGAAAATGCGGGAAATATCGTTTTGAACTTTGCTAAAGATCCAAATAAGCGCCCTCAATTAGATGATCTTAGCAGTACTGATTTAGACAAGCATTTCGATATACTTTCCAAAAGCATACAAGAAGAAATGTTCTGCGCTCACCAGGTGGTTAGTCCAATGTTATTTGGCATTCGTGTTGAGGGTCAATTAGGTGGCAGATCAGAGATTCGTGACGCTTATGAGATTTTCAAATCTACATATTGTAATGATAAGCAGCAAGCTTTAGAGATGCTGTTCAGCGAACTTACAGGAATGGAAAAGAAAATCATTCCTGTTGAGCCTATAGGCTTTGAATTTAGCGAAGCTACTTTGTTACAGATTGCACCTAAAAAGTGGTTACTTGAGAAGATAGGTATTGACGCATCGCAATATCCTGAAATTGCGCAAACAGAGGCGCAGCCTTCACAAGTACAGCAGGCTATCGTTAATGAGAATCTGAAGAACTTAACTGGCCGCCAATGGCAAAGCTTAACTCGTATCATCCGCAAATTTGAGAAAGGCGAGATTAGTCAGGATCAAGCAAAGTTACTTTTAAAAAGCAGCCTCGGATTAAGTGATGAAGAGGTTAATACAATGCTTTCAATTGACAACGAAATACAAGAATTCAGCGCACAAGAAAAGGATGAACTATTACTGTCAGAGTTCGCATCGTGTGGGGTGAATAGGCATGATTATATGATTGTTAAGTCAATGCCTTATCGGTTTCAGCTTACAGAATTGGATTTAAATCTTTGGGAAAAGAACATCCTAATTATGATCAAAAGAGATCGCAGGATTACTCCCGAAGTGATTGCTGAAGTTTTAGGATTAAGTGTTGAAGAGGTGCAATCTTATATCGATAGGTTAGTAAGCAGAATGGTCATTCGTGAGATTGATATAATGGTTGGCGAAGATAAGATTACCGAAAGGCAGATCATTAAAAAGTATGCACCTGAGGTCGATAAAGAGATAAAAACAGGTGAAGAAAAGCCTGAGGCTTTGAACTTTAAAATACTTTATACCTATGAAGTGAAGGCAGGTTTCGGCCCGGCAATCATTGATACGAGCAGAGATTTTTGCATCCGTATGGTAGGATTGTCAAAAGATAGAATGTGGTCACGTGCTGACATCGAGGCTATGAGTCGCAGAATGGGGTATAGTGTCTGGGACCGCAAAGGCGGGTGGTATGGCAAAAGTAAAGAATGCCGCCATGAATGGGTAAAACATATTGTAATGCTTAAAGATAAAAAATGAGAGATATCCTTTTCATCAGTCCCGAAAACATTTATGAGCGTTCAGCAGTTCATAAAAACATAGATAGTAAAATGATTGTTCCTGAGATTAAGGCAGTACAGGAAATGTACATACTGCCCGTATTGGGAACAGCTTTATATGAAAGGTTGCAAGATGGCATCGATAATGATGATCTAACAGCAGATGAAGAGACGCTAATAAAAAGCTACATCAGAGATGCTTTAATTCATTACACGATTAGCGAACTTGCACCGGCTCTAAGCTTTCAGCTTTGGAACAAAGGACTCACAAGAAAGACAACTGAGAACAGCGAAGCGGTTAGCAGTTCAGAGATAGATGATTTTACAGCTAAATTTAAGAATCGTGCTGAATGGTATTTGGAAAGGCTTATCAGATATCTGATTGAGGAAGCGGGTAGCGGTGCAAAGTTTCAGGAATATATTAATCCTGGCAGCCGCGTGGATACTTTCGTTCCGAAGCGTACATCATTTGAAATTGGTATCTATTTAGGGAATACGGATGTAAGTAAGAAAGAAATGCCTAAGTGGTACAAATACGAATTCTTATCCTGTTGCCGATGAGTTATACAAATAAAATCCAAAAGCTTTTAAAAGCTTATTTAAAAAAACATGAATCTAACGTTAAATCAAATAATCAAAAAGCTGGTAGAGATAGCAGCCGCACACAAACAAGTCAGAACAGCAAAGCACGTAAAAGCTGAGGACTTCTTAGTGTTTGATTATAAGGATGTTGAATATCCTGCCGTATGGTATACGCTTAACACAAGCGCCATAAATGGTAAGGAGAAAACCTATCGCATCGTTGTTACCGTTGCCGATATTCATCATGTTGAGAATATGGATGAACTTGAGATGCAGTCAGATTGTGAGCTTATTAGTCATGATCTTTTGGCTCAAATTAGTTGGGATCTGCATGAATGGAAAATGGAAAGGTCAACGAACTTTGAATATTTCAGACAAGGGCAAGAAGATGTATTAGCCGGTGTGACATTTGAGGTGAGCTTAAAGTTACCGATGCTTTACAATAATTGTCAGGTGCCGACAGATTATGAGCTTCCTAATGGAAATTTCGTATATATAAACACAAACAGATTTATGACAGTTGCGGACTTTATAGTAGGAAGCGGTCAGCCGATGGAGCAGGGAGATACTGAATACCAAGACAATCAGTTAACGATTGCTCCTTTCGTATTTATAGATGGTATTCTGCAAACGTATGTGGTGAGGTCTGATCGTAGGTATATCAGTCACAATGCAACAACAAAAACAATCACAATAAATGGCGGTGTCAATGAAGGCGAAAATATTAGGATTCTTTTGTAGTTTGTTACTTTTAGCAGCAAGCACAAAAGGGCAAACGATAGATGGTGTTTTATACACTAACTTTAATAACTATTATAAGTGGCGCGGTGGTGCTTTTGATTCTACATTACTGCTTCCTACTATTGCCGCGTCTATAGGTCGCAGACCCGGTGCTTTGCGTTATAGTACTGCCGACAGCTCTGTCTATTCGTGGACCGGTACTCAGTGGCGAAAGGTAGGCGATGGTGCTGCAGTTCCTACATTGCAGCAAGTGACAACGGCGGGGAATACAACAACAAATGCAATTA